TCACTCTCCTTTAGTGCGCAAGTGGTTTTTCCAGCGGTTTTGTGTCGCGCTTCTGTTTCGCCAGACACCGTAAAAACGAATAGAGGACCACTCCCTAAAACCAAGATATCTATAGCGAACAACAAGTCGATTTGAGATACGGATAAGTTGCCCTGGCTTTGCTATCAGCAGTCTTGCCTTACGGTTTTTCATCATTTTGCTCTCCTGCGTTTCTTTGCTTCGCGTCGTGCAGCAGCAATACCGGTATGGCGCTTTGGTGCCGGGATGATGCTGTCAGCCATCAGGGCATGTGGCTTTGCAATTAGCGCAGAAGCCCAAAAACGAGTCGGGTATGGTAATAAACCGATAAACGCTACACGCATTACGCACCTCCTTTGGCGTCAATATTTACAGCCTGGCAAGCCTCGTTGAGTACCCAGTCAACCGCGTCTTTCCATGCTCCGGTTTCGACTGGCGGATTCTCACACTTTACCTGTTCATAGAAACGCATTGCTTTAACTAGTCCTTCCGGCACTACCGACGCTGGCGGGGCAGCATAAAGCTCATGTATTCCATCAGGTAGCGAGTGACCTACATACTCACTGAACCCATCAACACACATGCATCCATCTTCAACAATGCATGACGCTACTGGCAAAGCCACCTCCCGTGCCTCCAGTTCTTCTGCCCACTCCCGAAGCCCTTCAATCTCACCATTACGAGCTATCAGATCGCGACACAGTCTTTCGTTTCCATCCAGCAACGCCTGCACAACCTCCGGCGTAGCCGCAGCATGAAAAGCCTGTAGGTTCTGCCACGTCGTATCCCCCTTCGCGGCCTCTGCCACCTCACGCAGTGCCTGATAGTTAATCTCGCTCACTGGTTGCCTCCTTTGCGCCACATCGCATTCAGATATTTGTTTTGATTTACTGACGGAAAAGAATTTCTCTTAAGCAATTCCTCTCTCGATGGCATTGGCTTTACGCGTTGGCGAATAATCATTTCTGCCGGAAGAATGCCGGGATTGTATGCAAGTCCTCTCATGGTAAATTCCTCAGTCATTACTGATAGCGCCATAGCGTGAGCGGTAATTACGCAGGCGCGGGTCAATTTCAGGGAAGTGGGTATATGTGGCTTTGCGGAATGGTCGGATTGATGTCTGGTAAATTCGCTCGCGTTCTTCTTTCTCTGCAAGCCATATACAATGGCGAAATTCCTTTTCCTCTTTCGTTTCCTGCGGTAGCGACATTATCAGGTCGTAGTTTTTTCTGAATTTATCCAGCACCTCCGATACGGAATTGCCGGAACAGCGGCGCGGGTCATCCGCACCATACAGAGGCGCTGGCATAATGGGAGCCTTATTTTCAGTAATCAGAAAGGAGGGTAATCGTTCTGGCTGTAACCATAATCATCTGCATGATTATGGCTTACGTTTTTAGAGCGATTGTCTTTATCTTTGAGGCTGGCAACCATGTTGGCGATAGTTTCTGGTTGCTTGCCTTCCGCCTTTTCTTTAAGGGTTTGACCTGTTTGTGCAATAAACGGGATGCGTATTTCCATCTGGTAGCTGTCTGCGCCAGTCTTTTTGTTTGTGGTTAATACTTTCTGGAGCACTAACCCGATTTTCTTTCCATGAAATTCAGGTGCAACAAATTTACTGGCGGAAACCATATGTTGCGTTAATTGTCCAATCCCGGCACACCCCATCATGGCGTGAACGACATTTGCGCCAAATTTGTTTTCCGTGCCGTCATTTTTCTGAACACAAACGCTAAGATATTGGATTTTACGTCCGTCGTCGGATTCGCCAGAAAATTCAATAAATTTTGCGCCTTTTTCTGATTGCTTTAGTTCTGCTTCAGTAATGGTAATGATATGAGCGCCAGTTTCGTTAATAAAACCACCTTGCCCTGCGGTCAGTGCTGCTTCTTCGTTATAAGTAAAAATTACGTTGCTCATGCGGCGTTTTCCTTAATTTGATGAACATTATTGATGCCGTAGTAATCACAAACAGTGGCATCGACGAAAGAGAGATCGTTATCAATCTCATTGGAATCAAACATTCCCATTGGGGATTTAACAGTGTCTGCACCGTTGTTTTTCGTGGTGAAAAAGAACTGGTCATCGCGGGTAAGAGTGCGAAGAACTATAGTAAACATGCCTTCGACAGTGATTTTTTCGTCCAGCATTTTGCCGATAGTCTTCATTTTCACACGCCCCATAGGGGTTTCTTCGGTATGGGCAAGAAAATAGACTCTCAGGTCATCAGGCGCATCCTGTGCAGCCTTAATGACCTCCCATGCGTGACGGCCTATCTCAGTGAATTTATCAAACGACTTTTCTTCTGAGCGGCGCATAAACTCATTGCTCATCACATACTGGAAGTCATCAACAATAACGATTCTTTTCCCGTATTCGTGAGCACGCTTAATTACGGCAACTATTACGTCCCATTTGTCAGTGGTAACTACGGTTCCTTTTTTTGCTCTGCCATCCCATGCCAGCCATTCTTTTGATTTAAATGGTAGCGGCTTGCCTATTGGTTTTATAAGTATTGCTTCCTCTGGATTGATATTTCTCATGCTGGTTGATTTTCCGGTGCCAGACTCACCGAGTATTAATGTCGCAGTTCCCATAATTCACCTCAGAATGGTAATTCGGATGGGGAGGAAAGAAACTCGCGTTCATTCATGCGCTCTCTTTGTGCCTGCCATAAGCAAAGTTGTTTCTTTGATTTATCTCCCGCTTTACGCCAGTAACGAGCCTCAGCAATGTGATACTCTCTTTTTAATCGACTTAACTCTGGAGTTTTCGCCAGTTCTACCGGAATCATTTTGACCTCCATTTCCTGTAGGCTTCGACGGCCTCACGAAACATCTTTTCATCGCCAATAAAAGTGGCGATAGTGAATTTAGTCTGGATAGCCATAAGTGTTTGATCCATTTTTTGGGACTCCTGGCTGATTAAGTATGTCGATAAGGCGTTTCCATCCGTCACGTAATTTACGGGTGATTCGTTCAAGTAAAGATTCGGAAGGGCAGCCAGCAACAGGCCACCCTGCAATGGCATATTGCATGGTGTGCTCCTTATTTATACATAACGAAAAACGCCTCGAGTGAAGCGTTATTGGTATGCGGTAACGCCGCGTTCAGGCGGCCTTGATAGTCATATCATCTGAATCAAATATTCCTGATGTATCGATATCGGTAATTCTTATTCCTTCGCTACCATCCATTGGAGGCCATCCTTCCTGACCATTTCCATCATCCCAGTCGAACTCACAAACAACACCATATGCATTTAGGTCTTTCGAAATTGCTATAAGCAGAGCATGTTGCGCCAGTATGATTAATACAGCATTTAATACAGAGCCGTGTTTATTGAGTCGGTATTCAGAGTCTGACCAGAAATTATTAATCTGGTGAAGTTTTTCCTCTGTCATTACGTCATGGTCGATTTCAATTTCTATTGATGCTTTCCAGTCGTAATCAATGATGTATTTTTTGATGTTTGACATCTGTTCATATCCTCATAGATAAAAAATCGCCCTCACACTGGAGGGCAAAGAAGATTTCCAATAATCAGAACAAGTCGGCTCCTGTTTAGTTACGAGCGACATTGCTCCGTGTATTCACTCGTTGGAATGAATACACAGTGCTTATTTGTACTAATAAAATACCCAATTTTCTGTTTCTTGGTTGTGTCCAAAGTTATATTCAATATCTGGTGTTGATGTATCAATATTCTTCATCCCATCAACAAGAGTTGATACAACAGCCAAATCTTGTTTGATTCTCATTAAATGGTACTTCTTCCGGCGCAATAAACTTTCAATGGCAAGTTTCTTCGTTGGGAATGCAAAAGATCTTTCTGCATTTTTTGCTACTTTCTTAATTGCATATCTATTTCTCCTTTGTTTCCATTCCTGTAACCACTGATTTGGTGCTGGTTTAAAATTAACAATCCAATGCGCAGGAACCAACCATGCATAATGCTCTGTCTGATGAAAAGCTATATATTGAAGTGCGAATATTTTTATCCCATCTTCTTCAACTGTCGCCTGGAATCTCCAGAAAACAGGCATTCCATCATGTTCAGTTTCTGATTCAGGAAAAGGTACGCTCCATGATTTTGTCATATCTCACCTCAAATAAGTGGTTTGCTGCCTAATTTCATTTTCTGGCGACCAACACAAGTCACACCCATTTCACTGCGTGGCTTGCGGTAGTAAATACGGTTCTGTTTACGCTCGACTTCTTCTGCCTTCTTGCAGCGAAGGCTTCCGAGTGATGCTGCTTTATCTGCTCTGACGCAACCAGAGAGCTTTAGCGCAATTTTTCGCGCCAGTCGCTGCTCTTGCATTGCCTGTTCACGTTGAGCCTGTCTGCGTGCTCTGCGGCGATTTCTGGCGTTATCGTCAGCCAGATATGTAATGACTACTGTCATGTTGACCTCCGGGAAGGTACACATCCTTGTGTGTCGATGATTATTTGTTTTTGCGTTCCCACATCCAGTCATCTACTTCAGACCAGATGGTGAAACCGAAGCCGATGGCGAATGTGGTAACTAAACCACCGAGAATTGGGTTGGTAATGATGTCTAACATTTTCTGTTCCTCAGATGATTAGCTTTGGTGGTGTGGTCGGTGGGAGACCCATTTCGACCCGCTTCGTCCGACTTCAATTCGGCAATAGTCCCGCAGGCCTCGCCGCTTTACGTGCGACATATTCCCGTCCATGAACCCTTCACCACACCCCAAAGCCAACTACTCTTTGGTTCCCGCATTTCGGCGGGACAATCCCATCAATGTTAAAGAGCCTGCCAATCTGTTCCGTTTGGCTACCAGCGTCCTGCTGATGGCTAAAGAATACTGTAGGTATTTTATTGTGTAAATACCCAAGGTATTTATTTTTGATGAAATAATGATAAGCAAATGAATACAAAGGATATTTATTTTTTCGGTGTCTGCTTGTTCAGTGCTTTTTATGCGGGATATGTGAAGTGGATCCCGATAGCTATTGCTGCCGGGATTATAGGTTAGTCAGCGAAGGTTAAGACGAGAATTACCTTAATGATGTCTGCTACAACAGACACGGCCATAGATAAACCAAAGACGATCCAAGCCACAGTGATGTCTTCACTACCATCGTATAGAGTTCCGTAATCACTGGTGTAAGGCGTAAATGTCGCGCCTTGATACAATAGGTATAAGCTTGATCCATAGAGGATAAATGCAGATATCCCTTGTATTGCTATGATCACCAGAATCATGAAACGAGCTGATCTATGCGCCCAAGCCTGGCTTATTTTTTCTGATAGAGATTTCGCAATAAAAGCATGCGCTAAGCCGTAAATTGTCGAGATTGCCAACATCCCAAAAAAGCTTGCTATAGCGGTTCCAACCATAATCGCCCCTTGCGTGATCAAACCAGCCTTAGTTTTGTCTCAATTGCAACGCCTATAATCTTGCAGTTTCCATTGATTGGCACGAGAGGCCATGCAGGATTAAGTCCCTTGAGGTATTTATTTCCGCCGTCGATTATCAGCTTCTTGAATGTTGCTTCGTTAGAGTCAGAAAGTTTTGCTATGACCAAGCTGCCGTTGATCGCCTCCCTTCCGATATCGAAAAGAACAAATGTTCCCTCTGGAATGCTTAACCCAACCGGTGCCGTCATTGAATCACCTTCCACTTTAAGCCAGAACGCATTACCTTGAATATGCGCGTCAGACTCAAGCCAAACATCTATGTCTTTAATGGTGTATGGTTCGCATGCTTCACACCACGAGCCAGCCTGGATACTGCTTAACACCGGATACCTCTTTCCTGCTCTGTATTCCCCTGCATACCTTACGTTGGCATCGCTCTTAAGGCTTTCTGCCTGTTCTGCAACCTTGGCAGCAATTGACTGGCTAAAATCAGCAATTGAGACTTGCAACAATCGTGCAAAACCAGATGCGACCTCAACGTTTAGCGCGTTTCTGCCATTAAGATAATGCCCTACCGCTCCTTGGGTGATACCCAGTTCATCAGCGATTGAGTATTGGGTTATTCCCAATTCTTTCTTTTTTGACTCATACAAAGCCTTAAGCCGCTTAGCGTCTTCGAGCTGTTCTGTCGTCAGTGATTTTTTATTTTCCATAGCTTAATTCTAATAGCTAAGGTACTTAAACTAAAAATACCCTGAGTATTGATTGCTTTGAATACCTGTAGTATTCTTTGTTCATGGTTAATAACGGAGAGTGCATATGATTCGAATGACACTTGCCGATTACGCCAAAATCCATGGACAGGCTAAAGCAGCCAGTGACTTTGGTGTAATCCAGTGCGCTATCAGCAAGGCCATTCTGGCAGGTCGTAACATTATGGTTACGGTAAAGCCTGATGGCAGTGTGATTGGAGAGGAAGTTCGTCCTTTCCCAAGCAACAAGAAAAACAAATAGTAACACCGCTCTTTAACAGTCATGGTCATCATTCCCGCCGAAATGCGGGAATACAACGCGCATAAGTTGATGCGCATAACTTCTTATTAGTTAAGGAAATACTTACATATGCAACTTACAAGTACTCGCAAGAAAGCGAATGCAATTACAAGCAACATCCTGAATCGAATTGCTGTACGTGGTCAGCGAAAGGTTGCTGATGCGTTAGGGATTAATGAATCGCAAATTTCGCGATGGAAAGACAGCTTCATCCCAAAAATGGGAATGCTTCTGGCTGTTCTTGAATGGGGTGTTGAAGACGAGGAGTTGGCGGAACTGGCTAAGAAAGTAGCCAGAATGCTGACAAAAGAAAAAGCCCCGAAGAACGGCGAATTCTTCGAGGCCTGATGTAGAAAGACTGGATCAATCCACAGGAGTAATTATGACAAAACGTCGTAAGAAATACCAGGAAAAAGAAGAGATTCGACACCCTGATTCACCTGAGGGATTAGTGGTAGCCGCAGCAAATAACAGGGCGTTCGCAGAGCGCCTTGTTGGTGTTTACAGACTAGCCAAAGCAGGAGTGAAACATGGGCGTCGTTAAGTTAGCTGATTACAGGCATAACCCTGTACAACATCAGGAGGCATCCAGTATGGGGTATGTCTCTATACACCGCCAGTTTATGGACAGCAGGCTCTATAAGGACTCTCAGGCAGTACATCTTTGGCTTCACTTAATCCTCAAGGCTAATCACGAATCTACTGTCGTCAATACGGATATCGGTCAGATAACTGTTGATCGCGGTCAGATGATAACTGGACGCCCGTCTCTGGTCAGAGAAACATTCATCCCCGACAACAAAGTTCGGAGCTTATTACGGACTTTTGAGTCGAAAGGGATGCTTAATATTTGCTCGATGGGGAAGAAATTTAGCCTGTTTACAATCGTTAAATATGACGATTTTCAGGCAAAAAATTGTCCAACGGTTGTCCAACGGTTGTCCAACGCAAACACCAGTAATGGCGCGGCTCTCAGCGGAGATTGTCCAACGGTTGTCCAACGGTTGTCCATAAACAATAATATAAATAATATCTCTAATACTGACGTATTAGAGAGTGCCACAGCAGACAAAAAGTCTGACAAGAAAAAACCTTCCGTTAGCTGTCAGGATGTTGTCGATGCTTACCACGAAATCCTTCCTGAAGCGCCAAGAATCCGCGCACTGAATGACAAGCGTAAAAACCAGATCCGAACGTTCTGGCGCAAAGCCGGAGTGATAACCCGCCAGCTTGACGGGCATGGGTTCACGATGCAGGACTGGAGAAATTATTTGAGCTACGTTGGCGAAAATTGCCGATGGATGTTCGAAGAGCGCCCAAACCATCAACGCGGAACCGTCTGGCACAAAAAGGGATTTGATTTCCTGCTTAACGATAATACCTACCTGAAAGTTCGTGAGGGTGAACACGATGACCGATAATTTTTATGCGCCGCCCCATAGCATCGAGGCAGAGCAGGCGGTGATTGGTGGATTGCTTCTGGATGATGACAGCAGTGAGCGCGTCCAGAAAGTTCTGGCGATGCTGAAGCCTGATTCATTTTACAGCCGACCACACAAAATCATTTTCGAAGAAATAACCAGAATGCACCGTGAGCAAAAGCCAGTAGATGGCCTGACGCTTTTCGATGAACTGGAGCGTAAATCGTTAACGGCGTCTGTTGGCGGTTTTGCTTATATCGCTGAGATCGCAAAGAACACGCCAAGCGCAGCAAACATCGTTGCCTATGCAATGCAGGTTCGTGAAACCGCAATGGAACGCTACGCCATCAACCGCATGACTGAAGCGACGGAATTGCTCTATTCCCGCAACGGAATGACTGCAATGCAGAAGTACGAAGCTATTCAGGCGATTTTCACGCAACTGACAGACCATGCAAAAACCGGATCGCGTCGCGGCCTTCGCTCATTTGGTGAGGTCATGGAAGACTGGGTTAGCGACCTTGAGAAGCGATTTGACCCATCAGGCGAACAACGGGGAATGAGCACAGGGATCCCATCGCTGGACAGGATGTTGTCACCGAAAGGTCTGGTGAAAGGCTCTCTGTTTGTCATTGGCGCTCGACCTAAGATGGGGAAAACGACGCTATACAGCCAGATGGCAATCAATTGCGCAGTGCATGAGAAAAAGCCCGCTCTGATGTTCAGCCTTGAAATGCCAGGTGACCAGATACTGGAAAAACTGGTAGGGCAGAAGTCTGGTGTTAACCCGAATATTTTTTACCTTCCGGCGAAAAATGACGCTGATGACGGCTATCAGGGTGATTACGATGGTGACTTCAACAGGGCGATCGAAACAGCCAATCGCTTGAGTGAAATCGACCTGCTTTACATCGACGACACGCCGGGATTATCTCTGGCTCAAATCGTCAGCGAAAGCCGTCGAATCAAGCGAGAAAAAGGATGTGTTGGCATGATTCTGGTCGATTACCTGACACTAATGACCGCTGAAAAGGCCGATCGCAACGACCTTGCTTACGGCATGATCACCAAAGGACTGAAGAACCTTGCCAAAGAGCTTGATTGCGTTGTTGTGCTTCTGACGCAGCTTAACCGCGCACTGGAAAGCCGAACCAATAAACGCCCATTACCAAGTGACTCACGAGATACAGGGCAGATTGAACAGGATTGCGATTATTGGGTTGGGATCCATCGGGAAGGCGCTTTTGATGACAGTGTTCCACCTGGTGAAACTGAACTAATCCTTCGCCTCAATCGTCATGGCAATACCGGCACGGTGTATTGCATTCAGGCAAATGGCGCTATTTATGACACAGACCAACAGTCTGCTGAAATGCGCCGCCGTGAACGCGAGGAACCGCAGTCCAAGAAGAAAGGAGGATTCTGATGACCATCTACATCACTGAGCTTGTAACAGGCCTGCTGGTAATCGCAGGCCTTTTTATTTGGGGGAGAGGGAAGTCATGAAAAAACTAACCTTTGAAATTCGATCTCCAGCACATCAGCAAAACGCTATTCACGCAGTACAGCAAATCCTTCCAGACCCAACCAAACCAATCGTAGTAACCATTCAGGAACGCAACCGCAGCTTAGACCAAAACAGAAAGCTATGGGCCTGCCTTGGTGACGTTTCGCGTCAGGTTGAATGGCATGGTCGCTGGCTGGATGCAGAAAGCTGGAAGTGTGTGTTTACCGCAGCATTAAAGCAGCAGGATGTTGTTCCTAACCTTGCCGGGAATGGCTTTGTGGTAATAGGCCAGTCAACCAGCAGGATGCGTGTAAACGAATTTGCGGAGCTATTAGAGCTTATACAGGCATTCGGTACAGAGCGTGGCGTTAAGTGGTCAGACGAAGCGCGACTGGCTCTGGAGTGGAAAGCGCGATGGGGAGATCGGGCTGCATGACTATAAAATCAAATACGCCAGCACACGACAAGGACTGCTGGCAAACGCCGCTTTGGCTTTTTGATGCACTGGATATTGAATTTGGATTCTGGCTGGATTCGGCAGCGAGCGACAAAAATGCTCTGTGCGCTCACTGGCTGACTGAGGCCGACGACGCGCTAAATTCTGAGTGGATTAGCCACGGTGCAATCTGGAATAACCCACCGTACAGCAATATCAGGCCGTGGGTGGAAAAATCCGCTGAGCAGTGCATACAACAGCGCCAGACGGTAGTGATGCTTGTGCCAGAGGATATGTCTGTCGGATGGTTCAGCAAGGCTCTGGAGAGTGTTGACGAAGTTCGCATCATCACTGATGGACGAATTAATTTTATCGAACCATCGACAGGGCTGGAGAAGAAGGGAAACAGCAAAGGCTCCATGCTGCTGATTTGGCGACCGTTCATCAGTCCTCGACGGATGTTTACTACCGTATCCAAAGCGGCATTGATGGCGATCGGGCAGGGCGTCAGGAGGGCAGCATGAGACGACAGCGACGAAGTATCACCGACATCATCTGCGAAAACTGCAAATACCTTCCAACGAAACGCTCCAGAAATAAACGCAAGCCAATCCCAAAAGAATCTGACGTAAAAACCTTCAACTACACGGCTCACCTGTGGGATATCCGGTGGCTAAGACATCGTGCGAGGAAATGACAATGGATTATTCACAGTTAAGTGATTTTGAAATTAACAAGCGAGTATTTAAAGCGATAGTAGGGGCAAAACCATTAGGTTATCCGCACAACGCAGATGGACGGTCTGTCGGCAATGAATCAAATGGTAATTATCGATGGTACGACTACTGCAATAATCCTGAAGATGCAGAGCCGATTATCGTAGAGAACAGAATTGGCATTATTCCAGCGCCAGAAAATGGATTATGGAAGGCAGCGCATAGAAAAGTTGGCAGTGATAGTACCCCATATCATATGACTCAAGATGAAAACCCACTCCGCGCCGCCATGATTGTCTTTCTCATGATGCAGGACGCCAATAATGCTTAGCCCATCCCAATCCCTTCAATACCAGAAAGAAAGCGTCGAGCGGGCTTTAACGTGCGCTAACTGCGGTCAGAAGCTGCATGTGCTGGAAGTTCACGTGTGTGAGCACTGCTGCGCAGAACTGATGAGCGATCCGAATAGCTCAATGTACGAGGAAGAAGACGATGAATGAGTTAATAAATGGCAATGCCATCAAAATGACAAGCATTGAAATCGCTGAGTTGGTGGGTAAGCGTCATGACAATGTGAAACGTACCATCGAAACGCTGGCTAAAAATGGTGTTATCCGGCTTCCTTAAATTGAGGTTTCCGAAAGAATCAATAACTTAGGGTTCAATGTTCAGTACGAGCATTACGTCTTCGAGGGCGAACAAGGTAAGCGAGACAGTATTGTCGTTGTTGCCCAGTTGTCGCCAGAGTTCACCGCTCGCCTTGTTGACCGTTGGCGAGAGCTTGAAGAAGCTGCGGTTAATATCCCCAAAACGCTACCGGAAGCGTTGCGCCTTGCTGCTGACCTTGCTGAGCAGAAAATGCAACTGGAAAACCAGCTCGCAATTGCCGCACCTAAAGTTGAGTTTGCCGATCGCGTTGGCGAGGCCAGCGGAATTTTGATTGGAAACTTTGCAAAGGTTGTTGGAATTGGTCCAAACAAACTGTTTGCGTGGATGCGCGATCACAAAATCCTTATTGCTTCAGGTTCCCGGCGCAATGTGCCAATGCAGGAATATATGGATCGCGGCTATTTCGCAGTGAAAGAAACAGCGGTCAACACAAATCACGGAATACAGATATCGTTCACCACAAAAATCACCGGGCGTGGTCAACAGTGGCTGACCAGAAAGCTGCTCGATAACGGAATGCTGAAAGTAACCGGGGAGGCTGCTTAATGGCTAACCTACGCAAAGAAGCGCGCAACAGAGAATGCCAGGTACGTATTTACGGCGTATGCAATGGTAATCCTGAAACTACAGTTCTGGCACATTACCGGATGGCTGGAATTTGCGGAACGGGAATGAAGCCTGACGACCTGATCGGTGCATGGGCTTGTAGTGACTGCCACGCGGAGATCGACCGACGCACCCATAATCTCGACAACAAAGACGCCAGACTTTACCACCTCGAAGGCGTGATCAGGACGCAGGCGATACTGCTGAAGGAGGGGAAGATTAAGTCATGAGCGAATATCAGTTTGTGCTTCCATATCCGCCGTCGCTGAACACCTACTGGCGAAGACGGGGAAGCCAATACTACATCAGCGATAAAGGCCAGAAATACCGAAAAGACGTTCAGCAAATCATCCGCCAACTCAAGTTAGACATTTTCACCAAATCACGACTCCGTATCAAAGTCATCGCAGACGTTCCAGACTCCCGCCGCCGCGACCTCGACAACATCCTGAAAGGTTTACTCGACTCCCTTATCCACGCCGGATTTGCGGAAGACGACGAGCAATTCGATGACATTCGCGTAATTCGTGGTGTGAAAGTACCAGGCGGACGGCTTGGAATAAAAATCACCGAACTGGAGAACGCATGAACGCCACAATTCAAACGATACCAGAGCTTCTTATCCAGACACGAGGCAATCAGACCGAAGTGGCGAGGATGCTTTCCTGCGCAAGAGGAACAGTGCTCAAGTACAACCGAGACAGCAAAGGCGAGCGTCACGTAATAGTTAACGGCGTCCTGATGGTCAAACAAGGCAAGAGGGGAAGACGATGAGCATAAGAGAACTAAACCTCACCAAAGAGCAGCACGAGTGGCTGAATGGCTGGCTTGAACTGTGGGGCGCATGGGTTTATTCAGGTCGTCTGGAAAAGCGCATGAGCAGCGTAATAGCGAAGTTCATGGAGAGCGTAGAGCCGGGAAGAATTATGACAAGGCCAATGTGTAATGATGATGATGGAATGTTGATTTCTCAGGTCGTCGATTCCGTCATGTACATTGACAAGAAAGCCTTTGGCATCCTCCTCAGCTACTACGCTCATGGTTCATCTAAGCGAGCAATTGCATCCTACTATCACGCGACTGCAAAGCCACGCAAGATGTGTGGACGTGGTGGCGAGGGATGGAGAAAACCTTCACTGGCAACCTGTAGAAACGAAATTGACGACATCCTGAAAGCGTCATTATTTGTTTTATACCAGCCAATGCAAAATGCTTTCAAAATGCGTAAACGTGTTGAGAAAGTTAAGCATGTTGCTGTTAAAAGTCTTGACATGCAATTAGCCATTTAGCCATAATTAGAGGGTAAGCTGCCGTTAGTGACTCTTAAGTTGCAACGGTGGCTTTTTTATTTGCACAACAGGTAAGAGCATTGAGTCGATAATCGTGAAGAGTCGGCGCGCCTGGTTAGCCAGTGCTCTTTCCGTTGTGCTGAATTAAGCGAATACCGGAAGCAGAACCGGATCACCAAATGCGTACAGGCGTCATCGCCGCCCAGCAATAGCACAACCCAAACTGAGCCGTAGCCACTGGCTATCCTGAATTCATCAGTGATAGTTATGCTGCGTCTTTCTACACATGACCTTCGTGAAAGCGGGTGGCAGGAGGTCGCGCTAACAACCTCCTGCCGTTTTGCCCGTGCATATCGGTCACGAACAAATCTGATTACTAAACACAGTAGCCTGGATTTGTTCTATCAGTAATCGACCTTATTCCTAATTAAATAGAGCAAATCCCCTTATTGGGGGTAAGACATGAAGATGCCAGAAAAACATGACCTGTTAGCCGCCATTCTCGCGGCAAAGGAACAAGGCATCGGGGCAATCCTTGCGTTTGCAATGGCGTACCTTCGCGGCAGATATAATGGCGGTGCGTTTACAAAAACAGTAATCGACGCAACGATGTGCGCCATTATCGCCTGGTTCATTCGTGACCTTCTCGACTTCGCCGGACTAAGTAGCAATCTCGCTTATATAACGAGCGTGTTCATCGGCTACATCGGTACTGACTCGATTGGTTCGCTTATCAAACGCTTCGCTGCTAAAAAAGCCGGAGTAGAAGATGGTGGAAATCAATAATCAACGTAAGGCGTTCCTCGATATGCTGGCGTGGTCGGAGGGAACTGATAACGGACGTCAGAAAACCAGAAATCATGGTTATGACGTCATTGTAGGCGGAGAGCTATTTACCGATTACTCCGATCACCCTCGCAAACTTGTCACGCTAAACCCAAAACTCAAATCAACAGCAGCCGGGCGCTATCAGCTTCTTTCCCGTTGGTGGGATGCCTATCGTAAGCAGCTTGGCCTGAAAGACTTCTCTCCCAAAAGCCAGGACGCTGTTGCGCTGCAGCAGATTAAGGAACGTGGCGCTTTGCCGATGATTGATCGCGGTGATATCCGTCAGGCTATCGACCGTTGCAGCAATATATGGGCTTCACTGCCGGGCGCTGGTTATGGTCAGTTCGAGCATAAGGCTGACAGCCTGATTGCAAAATTCAAAGAAGCAGGTGGAACGGTCAGAGAGATTGAGGTATGAGCAGAGTAACCGCGATTATCTCCGCTCTGGTTATCTGCATCATCGTCTGCCTGTCGTGGGCGGTCAATCATTACCGTGATAATGCCATCGCCTACAAAGAACAGCGCGACAAAAATGCCAGAGAACTGAAGCTGGCGAACTCGACAATTACTGACATGCAGGTGCGCCAGCGTGATGTTGCTGCGCTCGATGCAAAATACACGAAGGAGTTAGCTGATGCGAAAGCTGAAAATGATGCTCTTCGGCGCAAGCTTGATAATGGTGGTCGGGTGCTCGTCAAAGGAAAATGCCCTGTGCCATCCTCAGCCGAAACCTCCAGCGCCTCCGGCATGGGCAATGATGCCACCGTCGAACTCTCTCCAGTTGCTGGACGAAACGTTCTCGGTATCCGGGACGGAATTATCCGCGACCAAACAGCGCTGAGAACGCTTCAGGAATACATCATGACGCAATGCCTTCGATGATAGCGATAATTTTACTCATCATCCTTCACATCTGGCTCTGTAGACAGGGTGATGATCACTTCTGGAGTGAATCCAGATTAAACATCTCATTGCTGATGCTTGATATTGAGCATCTGGCGCGCGGTAAGGGGCTGCGTTGAGATAAGAGCCAGTCATTACAAATACCAGGATTTAGCCTCGCATTCGCGGGGTTTTTTATTCCCAACTCCATAGGTAATTTTATGACCCAGCATATTGGCGTAAAACTGATTAACGCCTTTCCGATGACGAGACAGGCATATAACGATTTTCGTGGCTGGCAGCTTCCTGCCGGAGAAAACGGCGAGGACGAAGGCTATCTGGTTGAATATCTGGATGGCGGAAAACCTAACACCGATCGCTTTGATGGCTACGTTAGCTGGAGTCCAAAAGAAGTATTCGAAAAGGCTTATCGTCCGGTATCAGGGCTAAGTTTCGGCCTTGCCATTGAAGCGCTCAAGTTGGGGAATAAAGTTGCCCGCGCTGGCTGGAATGGTAAGGGTATGTGGCTGGCATACGTTAAACCGTACACTGAGGCTGTTCATACTGGCAGTACGCCTTGCTTTTGCAGTCGCGTCTTTGAGTTGCCTGAAGGTACGCATGGAGAATCGAAACGAGCTCCGAAACAACTTCCGTATATCGCCATGAAAACAGCGGACGATAAATTAGTGCCGTGGCTGGCTAGTCAGACTGATGTTCTAGCAGAAGACTGGCAAATCATTTAACCATGTAGGCATTACAAAGCCCATCTACGGGTGGGCTTGATAATGAAACCGGAACTTATTCTGGGCAACCAGTTACGGCAGTACCACGAAGCAACCCAAGCCAGAAAGTGGGGAAATAACACTGGCAGCCACTGAAAGATGAACCTCCTGCCTTATGGCAAAAAAGATTCTTTGTGGTGGCGGACTGATGGAAAGACATCGGTTATTGCAGAGGCCATTCAATGAGTGGTCTCGACAATGGCTTATACCCTGCACGGGATAACTTAACTGATATCCCTTTTAACGGATAAACGGAGCCAACAATGGCAGAGATTATTCCCATGACTGAAGAACAGAAATTCCAGTTAGAGATTTACAAACTGGTCATGAACCAGAACGCAGCCGCAGAAGAAGCATTTCAGTTCATTGGCACTGACGAGCTGAAGCTTGAGCTATTCAAAATTCACTTCCAGTCAGGCGGCGCTAATTCAGATATCACGACCCGTACTATCGAAGCGGTGCGTAAATCGAAGGGAGCGTTAGACCTGTTCACCGCTGGAGTGTGATATGGCTAAGGCCAAATGGCACAAACTCCCGGCGTTCACCATTCCGCTGTTTCAAAGTGCACACGTCTACCTCGCAACAACCAGAGAACAGTTTCAGCACGCTGATAAATTCCTTGGCGGCAGCGGGGATGAGAAGCCATTCAATCTTGGGCTTGCAAGCAACTATGAAAACACTGATACGGGTGAGCGATGCTATCTGATTGGAGTATTCGATCAGCAGATCGCTACGCTCGTTCATGAGTGCGCCCACGTCTGCTTTTACGTTTGCTCTGATGTCGGCGTGACGACAAGGCCTGAAGATGCCAACGAGACGTACTGTTACATGCTGGACAGGATGGTTAATCACTTCCTGCCATTCATTCAGGAGAAACAAGATGTATCACTGGAATAATCAATCCCCTTATTGCCAATGCCAACGCTGCCCGTGCTGCGGGAAGATTGTTAACCAATTTACTGGCAACAATTTCTTCAAGACTGGTTATGGATATGGTGTTGCGGGTAGCGTTAATTGCTCTGGGGCTGCTGCTGAAACGACATCAAACACAGGCAAGCAGGAAGGAGCTAAGTAATGGTAATCAAAGTTTGTTCATGCTCTCAGGGCTTCGACAACCCATCCAAATTCCGCGAAGAGTGGGATAAGCAAACAGAAGGGAAATAATCAATATGGCAGCACCAAAGGGCAACCGATTTTGGGAGGCCCGCAGTAGTCATGGGCGAAATCCTAAATTTGAATCGCCTGAGGAGCTGTGGGCTGCTTGTTGTGAATACTTCGAGTGGGTGGAAGCTAACCCGCTATGGGAGATGAAGGCATTCTCCTATCAGGGTGAAGTGATACAAGAACCTATCGCCAAGATGCGAGCGATGACCATTACCGGTCTCACTCTGTTCATTGATGTGACGCTTGAAACATGGCGCACATATCGCCTGAGAGAAGATTTATCTGAAGTCGTTACGCGAGCAGAGCAGGTCATCTACGATCAGAAATTCTCTGGCGCAGCCGCTGACCTTCTCAACGCTAACATCATCGCCCGTGATTTGGGCCTCAAAGAGCAGTCGCAAGTTGAAGACGTGACACCTGATAAGGGAGATCGCGATAAGCGACGCTCTCGTATCAAGGAGCTATTCAACCGTGGAACTGGACGCGATTCTTGATAACCTGAGCGACGAAGAGCAAATCGAGTTGCTCGAGCTACTCGAAGAAGAAGAGAACTACCGGAACACACACCTGCTATATGAATTTACGCCATACAGCAAACAGCGTGAGTTCATCGACGCCGGACATGACTATCCAGAGCGATGTTTTATGGCTGGTAACCAGCTTGGTAAGTCATTTACTGGTGCTGCTGAAGTCGCGTTTCACCTTACCGGGCGTTATCCGGGAACAAAAGGCTATCCGGCTGATGGTAAATATGGTGGGGAGTGGAAAGGTAAGCGTTTCTATGAGCCTGTTGTCTTCTGGATTGGCGGCGAGACAAACGAGACTGTAACCAAAACGACTCAACGTATCCTGTGTGGTCGTATCGAAGAGAATGATGAGCCTGGCTACGGTTCCATACCGAAAGAAGACATCATTAGCTGGAAGAAGTCTCCTTTCTTTCCGAACCTTGTTGATCATCTTCTGGTTAAGCATCACACGGCTGATGGCGTTGAAGATGGCATTTCAATCTGCTACTTCAAACCATACTCGCAAGGCCGCGCTCGCTGGCAGGGTGACACAATCCACGGCGTGTGGTTTGACGAAGAGCCACCATACAGCATTTATGGCGAAGGTCTTACCCGTACCAACAAATACGGGCAATTCTCAATTCTGACGTTTACCCCGCTGATGGGGATGTCTGACGTTGTTACCAAGTTCCTGAAGAATCCCAGCAAGTCTCAGAAAGTGGTCAACATGACCATCTATGACGCTGAGCACTACACCGACGAGCAGAAAGAGCAAATCATCGCATCCTATCCTGAGCATGAGAGAGAGGCGCGTGCTCGCGGTATTCCTACGATGGGTAGCGGGCGAATATTCCAGATACCGGAAGAGACGATTAAGTGTCAGCCGTTCGAGTGTCCTGATCACTTCTACGTAATTGGCGGGATGGATTTCGGATGGGATCACCCACAGGCGCAGGTTCAGCTTTGGTGGGATAAGGACGCAGACACAATCTACGTTTCACGCGTGTGGAAGGCGAAAGAAAAAACAGCCGTTCAGGCATGGGGAGCTGTTAAATCATGGGCGCATAAAGTGCCAACAGCATGGCCTCATGACGGAAACCAGCACGAGAAGGGCGGCGGTGAGCAGCTCAAAGGGCAGTATGCAGATGCTGGTTTTATGATGTTGCAGGAGCATGCGACATGGCCTGATGGCGGTAACGCGGTGGAGCCTGGAATCACTGAATTGCGCGACATGATGCTTGATGGTCGCTTCAAAGTATTCAACACCTGTGAGCCATTCTTTGAGGAGTTCCGCCTCTATCACCGCGATGAAAACGGGAAAATCGTCAAGCTTAACGACGACGTGCTATCCGCCGTTCGCTATGCATACATGATGCGCCGCTTCGCAAAAATGATGCGCGACATCAAAAAACCCAAAGAGAAAAAGATACCAGCCCCAATCAGGCCCATCGCACGGAGAACTTAAATGGCCGACGAAAACAGACTCAACTCCATTCTGTGTAAGTTTGACGCGGACTGGATGGCGAGCGATGAAGCCAGAACCGAGGCGACAAATGACCTGTATTTTAGCCGAGTGTCGCAATGGGATGACTGGCTATCAAACTACACCACCCTGCAATATCGCGGACAATTCGATGTTGTTCGCCCGGTGGTCAGGAAGCTGGTCGCAGAGATGCGCCGGAACCCTATCGACGTTCTATTCAGACCAAAAGACGGAGCTAATCCTGATGCTGCCGATGTGCTGATGGGGATGTATCGTACTGATATGCGCCATAACACGGCAAAAATTGCCGTTAACGTTGGCGTTCGTGAGCAGATAGAGTCCGGCGTTGGTGCATGGCGTCTGGTCACGCAGTACGAAGACAACGACCCAACAAGCAACAATCAGGTAATCCGACGCCTGCCAATCCATGAAGCTTGCTCACACGTTATATGGGACGCCAACAGCAAGCAGATGGATAAGAGCGACGCTAAGCATTGCACGGTGATTAACGCCTTGTCGCGCAATGGCTGGAAAGAGTTCGCAGAGGATTACGGTATTGACCCGGATACCTTGCCATCTTTCCAGAATCCTAACGATACATGGCTATTCCCGTGGGTGTCGAATGATGTCGTCTACGTCGCTGAGTATTACGAGGTAGAAGAGAAGAAGGAGAAGGTCTTCATCTACCGCGACCCGCTGACAGGTGAGCCGGTCAGCTATTACCAGCAGGATATCAAAGACGTCATCGACGACCTGGCTAATCGTGGATTCATTAAGGTAGCAGAGCGCAAGGTGAAGCGTCGGCGTGTGTATAAGTCGATCATCACCTGCACGCAGATACTGAAAGACCGCGAGAAGATAGCCGGAGAGCATATTCCAATCGTTCCAGTGTATGGCGAATGGTCATTCGCTGGTGACAAGGAGTGCTACGAAGGAGTGGTAAGGCTGACGAAAGACGGTCAGCGCCTTCGTAACATGATCATGTCGTTCAACGCCGATATTGTTGCTCGTTCACCGAAGAAGAAACCTACCTTCTTCCCTGAGCAAATCGAAGGCTACGAATACATGTACGGTGGAAATGATGACTATCCGTACTATCTGCAGAACAGGACCGATGAAAACGGTAACGACCTGCCGATTGGTCCAATCTCCTACATGGAAAACCCTGAAGTGCCGCAAGCCAACGCTTACATGCTTGAGGCTGCCACCAACGCAGTGAAAGAGGTGGCTAGTCTTGGCGTGGATGCGCAGGCGGCAAATGGTCAGGTCGCTTTCGATACCGTCAATCAACTGAACATGCGGGCAGACCTTGAGACATACGTGTTTCAGGATAACCTGGCTACCGCAATGCGACGTGATGGCGAGATTTATGCCTCAATGGTCAACGATATTTATGACGTTCCTCGTCATGTAACGCTGACACTTGAAGATGGAAGCGAGAAAGACATTCAACTCTATGCGCAAGTTGTAGATTACCAGTCTGGCAATGTGGTCACACTCAACGACATTCGCGGTCGCTATGAGTGCTATACAGACGTTGGACCATCCTTCCAGAGTATGAAGGAACAGAACCGCGCAGAGATTCAGGAGTTACTCACCAAGGTTCCGCAAGGTACTCCAGAGTTCCAGATGCTGATGCTGCAATACTTCACGCTGCTTGACGGTAAAGGCGTCGAGATGATGCGAGAGTACGCGAACAAGCAACTGGTGATGATGGGGCTGAAGAAACCAGAAACACCTGAAGAGATGGAGATGGTGCAGCAGGCACAACAACAGCCGCAGCAGCCATCAGCAGAGCAAATTCAGGCGCAGGGCATCCTTCTGCAAGGTCAGGCTGAATTGCTCAAGGCAGAGAACCAACAGGCGCAGATTCAGGTTGAAGCTGCCAAGGTTGAAGCCCAAAACCAACTCAACGCCGCGAAGATTGCAGAAATCTTCAACAATATGGACCTCGACAAGCAGGCAGAACTGCGTGAGTACCTCAAGCTCGTAGGTCAATTCCAGCAACAGCGCAGCAAAGATGCTCGTGCTAACGCTGAGCTGCTTCTTAAAGATGCAGACCAGACTCATTCACAACGCATGGATTTCGCGAATCTTATGCGTCAAGTTCAAATCCCCTCCGGCGGAGTAGCCGAGACACCTCAATAAGAGAGAGTTAATCATGGACCAAACCACCGACATTCAGGCTTCTGAAGAATTAACCCTGCCCGGCAATCATGCAGCGGCATCTGCTGATGGCTTAGTTGTCGATAATGCCAACGACAACGCAGGTCAGGAAGAAGGCTTCGAGATTGTCCTGAAAGACGATGAGAAACCAAAACAAGACCCGGCAACTAATGCTGAATTTGCCCGTCGCCGCATCGAACGCAAACGCCAGCGTGAGCTTGAGCAGCAGATGGAAGCGGTTAAGCGGGGAGAGTTGCCGGAGCACCTGCGGGTGAACCCTGAGTTACCAAAACAACCAGACCCTAACGATTATCTTTCCGAAGACGCACTGGCTAAGTACGACTATGACCAGAGCCGCGCACTGGCTGCCTTCCAGCAGGCAAACAGTGAATGGCAGATCAAGGCTATGGACGCACGAAGCCAGGCTGTCGCCGAGCAGGGTCGCAAAACTCAGGAGTTCACCCAGCAATCAGCGCAATACGTCGAGGCAGCCCGTAAGCACTACGACGCAGCGGAAAAGCTCAATATCCCTGACTATCAGGAGAAAGAGGATGCATTCATGCAACTGGTGCCGCCAGCAGTCGGTGCCGACATCATGCGCCTCTTCCCGGAGAAATCCGCCGCTCTCATGTATCACCTTGGTGCTAATCCTGAGAAAACACGCCAGTTGCTGGCGATGGACGGGCAATCCGCGCTGATTGAACTCACTCGACTGTCAGAACGTTTAACTCTCAAGCCTCGAGCCAAGCCTGTTTCAGAAGCCCCGTTACCTGATGAACCCATTCAGGGACACGCTGTTGCTGCAAATATCTCTGCGATTGAAAAGCAGATGGAAGCGGCAGCAAACAAAGGGGATGTAGAGACGTACCGCAAGCTCAAGGCGCAACTGAATAAAGGAATTCGATAATGGCATTAAATGAAGGTCAACTGGTCACGTATGCTCTGGATGAAATCATCGAAACCGTCCAGAACCTGACGCCAATGGCGTCCAAAGTGACAAAATACACCCCTCCGGCAGAATCCATGCAGCGTTCAAGCAACACCGTGTGGATGCCTGTTGAGCAGGAAGCGCCAACTCAGACTGGCTGGGATTTAACTGGCAAAGCAACCGGGATTCTGGAGCTGTCCGTGAAATGCAACATGGGCGATCCGGATAACGATTTCTTCGAGCTTCGTGCAGATGACCTGCGTGATGAGCGTTCTTACCGTCGCCGCATCCAGGCATCTGCCAAAAAACTGGCGAATAACATTGAGTCAGCGATTGCCAAACAGGCAACTGAAATGGGCTCGCTTGTTGTTCACGATACCCGCGCAATTGGTCCATCTACTGGCCTGTCTGGCTGGGATTTTGTGTCTGATGCAGAGCGCCTGATGTTCTCCCGTGAGCTAAACCGCGATATGGGCATCAGTTACTTCCTGAACCCTGACGATTACCGCAACGCAGGCCGCAACCTGGTAGATGGTGACATCTTCGGGCGCGTTACTGAAGACGCGTATCACAACGGTACTATTCAGCGTCAGATTGCTGGCTTTGATGAAATTCTTCGCTCACCGAAACTTCCGGCGGTTACCAAGTCAACCGCTACTGGTGTAACTGTTTCTGGTGCGCAGAAGTTTAAGCCGCAGGCATACACCCTTGATACCGATGGTAACAAAGAGAACGTCGACAACCGTGTTGCAACGGTGACCGTATCCTCCACCGCCGGATTTAAGCGCGGCGACAAAATCAGCTTCACTGGTGTGAAATTCCTGTCTCAGATGGCGAAGAACGTGCTGACTGATGATGCTACTTTCTCAATCACCCGTGTGATCGATGGTACTCACATCGAAATCACGCCGAAGCCGATTGCGCTTGATGACGCGTCACTGACAAAAGAAGAGAAGGCTTACGCTAACGTAAACACCTCTCTTGCTGATACCACTCCGGTAAACGTTCTGAACGTGGCAACAACCACCGCTAACGTGTTCTGGGCTGATGACTCAATCCGTCTGCTGTCTCAGCCGATCCCGGTAACCCATGAACTGTTTGCTGGCATGAAAACGTCTTCCTTCAGCATTCCTGGTATTGGTGTTAACGGCATCTTCGCAACGCAGGGTGATATCAACACTCTGTCTGGTAAGTGCCGTATTGCTGTGTGGTATTCAGCATGTGCTGTACGACCAGAGGCAATTGGTGTTGGTCTGCCTAACCAGACCACGCGATAACCAGAGGGAGCTTCGGCTCCCTTTTTTATCTGGAGACAAGCATGACACACATGATCTTTCGTCATGGCGACATGAAGAAATGGAAAGGCGTTGGATACGACTTTGAAATCGTGAAAGCCGAAGAGCTTCAGGAATATCTGGATGCTGGCTGGTTTGCACATCCTGATGATCTTCTGAAGGATGTTGCAGAGCCAGAGCCAGAGCCAGAGCCAGAGACAGAAGAAAAACAGCGTAAAAAGCCTGGTAGAAAACCTAAGGCGGCAGCAGATGAACCTGACAACGAAGGGTGATTTAGTTCTTGCGGCATTACGTAAGCTCGGTGTGGCATCAAATGCCACGTTAACCGATGTCGAACCGCAGTCTATGGAAGACGGCGTCAACGACCTTGAAATGATGATGGCTGAATGGCTTGGCGGTGATGCGTCACCTGGTATCAACGTTGGCTACATTTTTGCTGATGCAGATGTTGCTCCGGATCCGGGCGATGAGCACGGTTTATCAAATAACGCTATCAATGCCGTCATTTTCAACCTTGCCTGCCGCATTGCTCCAGATTATGCGCTGGAAGCGTCAGCAAAACTTATAACCACTGCCAGATACGGGAAAGAGCGACTCGTCAAACTGTCTGCAATGGACAGAGCAAAAGCCGCTAAATGTAAGTCCGGTTATCCAAACCGTATGCCTGTTGGTAGCGGTAATCAGTTGGCGAAGTGGAACGGTTGGAATTACTTCCAGCGAAAGGAACCTTGCGATAACGGGAGCGAATAATGCCGATTCAGCAACTTCCGCTTATGAAAGGTGTCGGCAAAGACTTTCGAAACGCGGACTATATCGACTATCTGCCAGTGAATATGCTGGCTACACCCAAAGAAATCCTGAACAGCAGCGGATATCTTCGCTCATTCCCGGGCATTGCAAAACGTTCCGACGTGAACGGCGTATCGCGGGGCGTCGAGTACAACATGGCGCAGAATGCTGTTTATCGCGTGTGTGGTGGGAAGCTTTACAAAGGAGAAAGTGAAGTCGGTGATGTTGCCGGAAGTGGTCGCGTATCAATGGCACATGGTCGGACATCACAGGCGGTAGGGGTTAACGGGAAACTGGTCGAGTATCGCTATGATGGCACGGTTAAAACCGTCTCAAACTGGCCTACAGACAGCGGATTCACTCAGTATGAGTTAGGCTCAGTCCGCGATATTACGCGCTTACGTGGGCGTTATGCGTGGTCAAAAGACGGAACTGATTCATGGTTTATCACTGACCTTGAAGACGAATCGCACCCTGACCGATACAGCGCACAATATCGTGCAGAGTCTCAGCCTGACGGCATCATCGGTATCGGGACATGGCGAGACTTCATCGTCTGCTTTGGTTCATCGACTATTGAATATTTCTCCCTGACTGGCGCAACCACCGTTGGTGCTGCTTTGTATGTTGCACAGCCATCACTGATGGTGCAAAAAGGCATTGCCGGAACTTACTGCAAAACGCCGTTTGCTGATTCCTATGCGTTCATCAGCAATCCGGCAACAGGTGCGCCGTCTGTGTACATCATCGGCTCCGGTCAGGTGTCACCAATCGCCAGTGCGAGCATTGAGAAAATCCTCCGCTCCTACACTGCTGATGAACTGGCTGATGGCGTGATGGAATCGTTGCGGTTTGATGCTCATGAGTTGCTGATTATCCACCTTCCTCGCCATGTTCTAGTGTACGACGCATCTTCAAGCGCCAATGGTCCGCAATGGTGTGTACTGAAAACAGGCTTGTATGACGATGTGTACCGCGCTATCGACTTCATTTACGAAGGCAATCAGATAACGTGCGGCGATAAGCTGGAGTCCGTGACCGGGAAATTGCAATTCGACATCAGCAGCCAGTACGACAAGCAACAGGAACACCTGCTGTTTACTCCACTGTTCAAAGCGGATAACGCCAGAGTGTTCGACCTTGAGGTTGAATCGTCAACTGGCGTTGCGCAGTATGCTGACCGCCTTTTTCTCTCTGCAACCACTGACGGCATAAACTGGGGAAAAGAGCAATTAATTGAGCAAAACAAACCATTTAATTATGATAAAAGAGTCATCTGGAAAAGGATTGGGAGAATAAGGAGACTGGTTGGATTTAAAATAAGAGTGATAACCAAATCTCCAGTTACACTTTCAGGTTGTCAAATAAGGTTGGAGTAGGGATTAACAAGGTCTCCCATATTTCTCAAAGAAATAATCAGCTATTTCTCTGGCTGTTTTTGCATGAGGTATGGTGTCATACCCTCCGAGGTATATTAGAACTCCATTGAATCTGATATATGCCTTGTATTTCTTGCCTTTCCTGTTGTTATGGACAACACCCTTAACCCCTGTTTTGTTGTTGGCATACATGGAGGTGTTTAGTTTGTTAACCGTCTGATTAACCTCTCTAAGGTTTGATATGCGATTGTCATCTTTTATTTCATTGATATGGTCTATCTGCCCCTCAGGCCATCTGCCATGAACGTAAAACCATGCTAGTCTGTGGGCAGAGTAAATCTTTTTATTTACCATTATCCTTAGGTAGCCTTTTTTGTCATAAAACCCAGCGCGCTCACCGACCTTTGTTTTGTTGTTAGATGATTTTTTCCTAATGAATAATCCAGACTCTGCATCATAACTAAGGTTACTTTTTAATTCATCTAGGGTAATCATATCTCACTCCTTTTTTCTGATATTTTACCAGAGTTAATGCCATGAAACAAATATATGCGAGGATTGAGTAATGGCGGATTCGAATCTCAACACACCTGTTATTGTTCAGGCGACGCGGCTCGATACATCAACCCTTCCACGCAATATCTTCTCGCAGTCGTATCTGCTTTACGTTATCGCACAGGGTACTGATGTTGGTAACGTGGCGAACAAGGCCAACGAGGCCGGACAGGGCGCTTATGACGCACAAGTCAGGAACGATGAGCAGGATGTGATTCTGGTCGATCACGAAGAAAGAATTCGTCAGCTCCGCATTGAAGTAGATGACCATGAAATCCGTATTACTGCGAATACTGCGGCAATTGCAGCGCTGGATGTCAGACTAACCACGGCTGAAGGAGAAATAGTCACCTTACAGACTGACGTCAGCGCTCTTGATGGCCGGGTTACGACTGCTGAGAGCAACATTTCTGCATTACAGGACGACTATGTATCGAAAACAGCCACTGCAACACAATCGCTGGCATCTCCCCTCAATGTAACAACAGCCTATTCGGTCGGCGGCACCAAGGTTATTGGTGCTCGTCAGACAGGGTGGACAGCGGCTACAGGTACGGCTCTTCGCGGCTCATTCAACGCTAACCAGACATACACGGTAAGTGCCACATACACACGGTCTGAGGTGTCGGCTATGGCTACAGGATTGCAGCAGGCGCGGCAGCGTATCAAAGCTCTGGAAGATGCATTACGGACTCATGGGTTGATTGACTGATGATTACATTCAAACCAACGCGAAACATCGACCTGATAGAAGCAGTAGGAAATCACCCTGACATTATCGCCGGGAGCAACAACGGTGATGGATACGACTACAAACCTGATTGCCGTTACTTTGAGGTGAACGTGCACGGGCAGTTCGGCGGCATTGTTTACTATCAGGAGATTCAGCCGCTGACATTCGATTGCCACGCCATGTACCTGCCAGAGATTCGCGGCTTCAGCAAGGAAATCGGGCTGGCGTTCTGGCGATACATTCTGACTAACACCACCGTTCAGTGCGTCACATCGTTCGCTGCACGCAAATTCCGCCACGGTCAGATGTACTGCGCAATGATTGGCCTTAAGCGTGTAGGAACCATCAAGAAATACTTCAAAGGCGTGGATGACGTGACTTTTTACAGCGCCACACGCGAAGAACTAATCGACTTCCTGAATCACGGGAGATAGCCATGTTATATGCATTTAAGCTGGGCAGAAAACTGCACGGCGAGGAACCTTGGTGCCCTGAAAAAGGCGGGAAAGGTGGTAGCTCTGATAAAAGCGCAAAGTATGCAGCAGAAGCCCAGAAGTATGCCGCAGACCTGCAAAATCAGCAGTTCAACACCATCATGAATAACCTGAAGCCGTTTACTCCTCTGGCTGATAAGTATGTCGGCAGCCTCGAAAACTTATCGTCTCTGGAGGGGCAAGGTCAGGCACTTAACCAGTATTACAACTCTCAGCAGTATAAAGACCTTGCAGGTCAGGCTCGCTATCAGAGTCTGGCTGCAGCGGAAGCAACAGGTGGATTGGGTTCCACCGCAACCAGTAATCAGTTAGCAACAATCGCACCAACGCTTGGTCAGCAATGGCTATCTGGTCAGATGAACAACTACCAGAATCTGGCAAATGTTGGTCTTGGCGCACTGCAAGGTCAGGCAAACGCCGGGCAGACATATGCCAACAACATGAGTCAGATTTCGCAGCAAAGTGCGGCTCTTGCAGCGGCAAATGCCAACAGACCATCAGCAATGCAATCTGCTATTGGCGGAGGTGCGTCTGGTGCTATTGCTGGGGCTGGACTTGCGAAATTAATTGGTTCATCAACTCCGTGGGGGGCTGCGATCGGCGGAGGTCTTGGTCTGCTTGGCTCGTTGTTTTAAGGGGTAATCATGGCTACGTGGCAACAGGGTATTAATTCTGGTGGTTTTCTGGCTGGCATCGGTACGCAAAATGAGAATGCGCCAAAGGCAAGCGACATTAACGCAACGCTTGGTCTGATCCGCGAAAACAATGAACTGGCTCGCTCAGGTGCAAATAACGTTGGTCTGACCGCGTTACGTGGTCTGGCTGGAGTTGCTGATATTTACAATCAGGAACAGCAACAGAAAGCGATTAGTGCGTTCAATAAGGTTCACGCTGATGCATGGGCTTCTGGTGATCCATCGGGACTATTTAAGTTTGCCCAGGAAAATCCAGCGTTTGTTGCACAGGCACAACAGGCGTTTTCAGGTCTTAATGATCAGCAACGCAACGATATGGGCGATTTAGCCATGAGGGCTAACGTCGCTCTTTCTCAGGGACCGGAAGCCTACAGTAAATTCATTACTGACAACAAGGACAGGTTAAATCGCGTGGGGGCGAATGCTGACTGGATGATTCAGACAGGTATCCAGAATCCAGAGCAGCTATCACACATGCTGACTACTATGTCTCTCGGTGCGCTTGGACCAGAAAAGGCGTTTGCTGTTCAGGATAAGATGGTTGGTCGCCAGCAGGATCAGCAAAAAATTAACGAAACAATCCGTAATAATGACATGACAAATGCCAGAGGGTGGGCAAGCAACAATATTGCGCAACAAAATGTCAATCTTCGTCGGATGGAATTAGAGGACAAGAAATACGACAGACTCATCGCAAATGAAACTAATGCCTTAAAACTTGCTGAATTGCAGGACAAGAGATTGCAGAATCAGCAAGCTATGGAGCAGGCAAAGCGAGATAAGGCTGATGCGTACAACTCTGGAATGGATAATCTTTCCAGAACGATAGAGACGGCTACAAAAGTTCTTAATAGCCCGGGTTTCACGGGATATTTCGGAACAAACCTAAACCCACTATCGAGTAGATTCATTCCAGGAACAGAGGCTGCTGATACAGAAACTCTGGTTGACACACTGAAATCTCAGGGATTCTTATCTGGCATTCAGCAGATGAAAGGGATGGGGGCTTTAAGTAATGCCGAGGGGCAAAAGGTAATGGATGCTATTGGTAGTTTGTCCCCAAATCAGTCTGAAAAATCAGCCAGAGCAGCTATCAAAACAATCATAAAAACCACTGAGATGGCTCAGAAACGTATGCAACAGAAATACGGGAAGGACATACAACCGTCTCAACAGCAGCTTTCTGATGATGACCTGATTAATAAATATCTCGGAGGGCAGTAATGGCCTATAGTCGTGAACAGTTGATGACGGCGTTAAGGAATGCTGATGCTGCCGGCGATACTGAGGGAGCACGTCGCATTGCTCAGATGCTGTCTTCTGATGATCAATCCACTCAAAACCAATCGCAGCCAGAAGAACAATCTCTGGTAGGAAAAGCTACTGACTGGCTCACTGGTGGTCAAAGTGCAGGGCAAATTGCAGAACAGGCTGGTCGTGGTCTGGTAAACATACCATTTGACGTATTGCAGGGTGGCGCAAGTCTGATTAATGCAATCAGCCAGGGGCTTGGTGGTCCAAAGGTTTTGGATGATGTTTATCGCCCTGTCGATCGACCTACAGACCCTTACGCGCAAGCCGGTGAAACAATTGGTGGGTATCTCCTGCCAATTGGCACAGCGGCAAAAGCTGTTGGAGCGACAGCAAAGCTCGCTGGAGATATCGGTTCCGCAGGAAACATGATTGCAGGTTCTCTTGCTGATGCTGCAAATCAGGAGGGCGACTTTGCACAAAATGCTGCCATTAACGGTGGTATCAATATTGGTGCTCAAGGCGTTCTTTCAGGTGTCGGGCGCGTTATTGCGCCAAGAGTTTCACAGGCTCTTGGTGGTGCAGCACTGAATTCTGCTAATGATGTTTCCAGGATGGCAAAGTCAGGTGCTGGGCGTCAGTCAATTGCCAGTCAGGCCGCTAATGTGTCCGAAGATGTAGCAAAAGCGGCTGAGTCTGCTGGAATTGATATAAACGCATTAACACCAGGAATGCGATCTGGAAGTCGTGGAATTGCACAAGCCGAAGGCGCATTGGCATCAACACCAGGAATTGTTCAGGATGCCCATCAGGCAGCATTTAACGAAATATCATCAAAGTTAAGTCGAAACCTTGATGAATTTGGGGCCGCATCTGGAACGGCATCAGAAAAAAGTGCGGCTATAAAACAAAGGATTCTTCAAAATCTTGATCAGATGAAGGATGCCGAGCGCGCGGCATGGGATGACGTGCGGGCAACAATGCCAAATCAAAAAGCAAGAATGCTAAATGGTAATGCCGTTATTCAGGCAGAGCGATCTGCTGGCATACCGCTTACTCCTGAAATGAAACAGTTTGTTCAGGCAAACAATCAAGGTGGAGTAACATTTGATGGCATGAAAGCATGGAGAGCGAAATTTGCTGATGCTGAGCAAAAATATAAGCGTAGCGGAGAGGCAAATGCGGCAAGGAGAGCAGGGGAAATACGCCGGGCAATTACTGATGATATGCGCACAATGGCGGAAAACGGCGGATTTCTTGATGACTGGCAAAAAGCTAATGATCTGTCTAAAGCGAGGCTATCCGCACAAGAGAGTGCAGAGTCTGTTTTTGGGCGTGATTTGGCAACAGATGCACTGATTACGAATGGAGTAAAATCTCTTCAATCATCGTCAGCTAAAGGTCTTAATGGTCCTGCTGGATTCCATTCTATGATCCGCGCGCTGCCAGAATCAGAGCGTGTTCCTGCTATATCATCAATGTTGCAGGATGCTATCTCGCATGGTGTACGTGGTGGCAAATCTGATGCAGCAGGAATTAACCATATCGCAGGGATACTTACCCCACAAAATGTAAAAGCCATTAGCAGATATTCCTCAGAACTTGGAAGAATTGCTGATGCATATGGCACTCTTGCAAGAGCGGCAGTGAAGCCTCAGCAGTATATTGAAAGAACAGGGAGAACAGCCAATGTTCTACGTGATCTTGACGCTGGTTTATCCAACGTTACCTCAACAGTATTAAATGCAATTGCAAACTCAACGTCGGGTGCCATTGTTGGTGGAGCAGGTGGGGGCATTGCAGGCGCGGCCGCAGGTGCTTTAGTTGGCGCCGGGTTAAAAGGTGCTGTATCTAAAATTGCCACCACGCGTAGCGGTCGATATGCGATAGAGAAAGCAGTTCAGGAAGCCACGAAAGCAGTAAGAGCTGGCGGAAGTAAAGAAGCATTAGCGGCGGCGGAACGCAGATTTATGGCAAATAAAGCCGCCGTAAAAGCAATACGTGATGCAGTTGGAAACGAAGAGTTCAATCGCTTAGCGAGGGCTGGCATTGTAGCGTCGCTAAGCGGAATAGCACAGGAGTAATTAATCATCCATGGATGGATTGAGCTTATCTCGTGTTGATGTGGCGATTTGTCCTACATTCCTAAGCCAAGATTTCAAATCCTTGATATTGTCATTGATTTCATGAATATCTTCTTTTTTTAGTCTGTTAATACTATTCTCAATAATTTCAATGGATTGCTCAATATCAGATATAGTGAATGATAGTTTGTTCTTCTCATCTTTTATTGAGTTTTTAAGTGCTTCGTTCTCAGTCTTGAGGTCAGATATCTTTTGTTTTAAAGATGCCAGTTGGTACTGAACCACAATGAGTGCGATAGCTATCACGATAACTGTTGTATACACACCAACCTCCTTAGTTTTGAGCAGGATACCATGAAAAAAGTAAACATCTTTTGCCTACTTCACATTTGAATGGTTTGTCATTAGGATGTTTCCGGTTTTTTCAAATATGGAAATTGATATGAAGAGGATTATCGGCGTTGTTGCTGGCGCTATATTGTTATCTGGGTGCGCAACTATTGTTGGTGACGAAACACAGCTCGTGCAAGTGAACAGCAATCCTTCCGGTGCGAGCTTTAAAGTAAAAGACGAATCAGGCGTGATTGTTGCGCAAGGCAAGACCCCGCAAGGAGTAACTCTTGCCAAGTCAGATGGTAGTTATTTTGGCAAAAAGAGCTACCAGATCACTATGGAAAAGGATGGGTACGAACCAGTTACCCTGCCAATCAAAGCCAATGCTAATGGTTGGTATATTGGTGGAAACCTTGTGTTTGGTGGGTTAATTGGTTGGCTTGCTGTAGATCCTTTTAATGGTGGGATGTATACCTTGAAGCCAAAAGAGGCAAACGCATCTCTTATACCATCAACAAAGCAAGACTAATAAATAGGACCCACCTTCAGGTGGGTTTTTTGTACAAATACTTCAGCGTATCAAACACCATCTTCTTAACAAGCTCTGACTGCTCATCAGCGAGTCGTTCTGCATCGTCGCGATATCCAGTCACAGGCGATGGTTTTGATAGAGCATCTTGGACGATTTGTAACAACTCGGAGTTCATTGATCTCCCATTCGCCTCCGCCCTGAATTTTAATTTCTCCCTTACTTCCATAGGCATACGGAAGTTAAAGTGCGGATCATCTCTAGCCATGCCATCACTCCAAGTTAGTGTATTGACATGATAGAAGCACTCTACTATATTCTCAATAGGTCCACCGTGGACCTATATTGTGAGGTGAATATGAAAGGAATGAGCAAGATGCCGCAGTTCAATTTGCGGTGGCCTAAAGAAGTATTGGATTTGGTACGCAAGGTGGCGGAAGAGAATGGTCGGTCTGTTAACTCTGAGATTTATCAGAGAGTAATGGAAAGCTTTAAGAAGGAAGGGCGCATTGGCGCGTAAAGTTGAAGCCCCAACTGCGGGAACAGTCAGGGCTTCGGTATCAACAAATCGGATTAGGAAATATTGACATGAAAAGTATAGCAAAGGCACAAAACGATTTCACCATCTTCAAATTCGGCGACAGTGAAATCCGCGTCATCAACAAATGCGGTGAGCCGTGGTTTGTAGCAAAAGATGTTTGTGATGCTTTAACCCTGACTAACTCACGCAAGGCGCTTACTGCACTTGATGACGATGAAAAGGGAGTAACTTTAAGTTACACCCTTGGTGGTGAGCAGAATCTAAGCATTGTTAGCGAATCAGGTATGTATACATTGGTTCTGCGCTGCCGCGATGCTGTCAATAAAGGTTCGGTCCCGCACAAATTCCGCAAGTGGGTAACAGCAGAAGTTCTACCTTCAATTCGCAAACATGGCGAGTATGTGAAAGGCAAGAAAACCACTGTTGAGGAAAGAACGCCGCTACGCGATGCAGTAAACATGCTGGTAGGAAAGAAAGGACTTCGCTATGACGATGCATACAATATGGTTCATCAGCGTTTTGGTATTGACAGCATTGATGAACTTTCAATTGAACAAATCCCGCTGGCCGTAGAGTACATCCACAGGGTAGTGCTTGAAGGCGAGTTCATCGGCAAACAAGAGAAGAACGAGCTTTCTGCAAAAGAAGCAAACAGCCTTGTATGGTTATGGGATTATGCCAACCGCTCACAGGCATTATTCCGCGAACTGTATCCGGCGCTAAAACAAATTCAATCGAACTATTCCGGCAGATGCTACGACTACGGTCATGAATTCTCGTATGTTATCGGAATGGCGAGAGACGTTTTAATCAATCACACACGAGATGTTGATATCAATGAGCCAGACGGACCAACGAATCTTTCCGCATGGATGAGACTTAAGAATAAAGAATTACCTCCTTCAGTACATAACTACTGACAGATAACCAACGCGACAACCCAGCTTCGGCTGGGTTTTTTTATGCCCAAAATTCATCGTAGCCATGCTTCGGTGATTCCTTGTATCTGGAGCAAATTAAATGACAGATTCAATAAATGCCAATGTTGTAGTGAGTATGCCTTCGCAACTCTTCACTATGGCTCGTTCTTTTAAAGCCGTAGCCAATGGAAAAATTTATATCGGTAAAATTGACACTGACCCGGTAAATCCTGAAAACCAGATTCAGGTTTATGTGGAAAATGAAGACGGTTCTCACGTTCCTGTTTCGCAACCAATCATCATTAACGCTGCTGGTTACCCGGTATATAACGGGCAAATAGCCAAGTTTGTAACTGTGCAAGGCCATTCTATGGCTGTTTATGATGCGTATGGTTCGCAGCAGTTCTATTTTCCCAATGTGCTGAAGTATGATCCCGATCAGTTCAGGAATGAAGCAATAACTATGCTCAGTCAGCGCGTTCAATACTTTGATAGCATTCAGAGCATAAGAAATACTGATGTGATTTATTCAAAATCCATTTATCTTATTGGGTATTATAAAGATATTCAAGGAGGTGGTGGTGCATTCTACATTGATACAAATGACACAATCTCAGATGACAATTCTGGTACAATTATAGTTAATAAATCAGGTCAAAGAATAAAAAGAATACCAAGTGATGTGTGTAAATGGGAAGACTTCGGAATTTTTCCTGGTATGCCTGATGCACCTACCAAATTGCAATGTGAAGCCGTTTGGTCGTGGGGTTTTGCAAATGGGTGTACTCGTTATGAAACATTCCAGAAAGGGGAGATGACGTTCACCTTCCCTCTGTTGTTCCAGGTGCCAGTTGACTGGACAGGTGGGGCCGTTAGCTTCATTGCAGAAGGGGTGCATAAATTTGCTTATGATTTCAAAAACGGTGCTACAGATGATGTTATTGAGATCCTCCTTAAACTGGAGGATCTGTCAGGAAACACACCAATTCACACCGTATATAACTTTGATAACGTTGGTATGGGTAGATTCCCTGGCAAGAACATTAGATATACAGCATTGCGCCATACGAATGCAAAAAACTCTGTGATAAAGGTTGTCGGGAAAAATAACTACGGTTACGGTTTGTTTTTGGCAGAAAGCCATAATAGCTTAATTTATAATCCAAGACTTTATAACTGTGATGGTCAGTTAACGACCACATCTCCTGCTGGCTCATGGGATAACTTTGGAGACGGTATTTATATAGCTGCGCGTAATGTCACGGTGGAAAATCCATACGTCGAAACCACACAAGGTGGTCGCGCAGGTATTGTGTATGAGGGAACATCTATTGCCTTCACTGGGGGAACTGTTATTGACCCGGAAATTATTGGGTACGACCGTGGTGTGCACGTTGAAAGTATGGCTAACCGCATGGGAACTGTCTCAATCATTGGTGGCAGAATTATCAATTGCAATACTTCTGTTCTTGCATTCCACGGCGAAAGAGCTGAAATGAAAAGCGACCTTACTGTCATTATAGACGGACTAACATCGCGAAGAGATTCTCAAATTTCAGCGCAAGGTAATCCATCAGGATTTTCCATGGGCCACATTATGGTCGCTGGCAGCAACGCAAAATGCATCACTAGAGGATGTTCGTGGCAGGCGCATATTAACAATATTACTGTTGCATCAAACGGTAAATGGATTAGCGATGGTGACAGAATGTTTGTGAACTCTGGAGGAATAAATCTTCCATACACCAGAGGTTCAGAAATAAGAAACCTTGACGCACCTCAATGTCGTAACCCAATAAACTCAAATGGGAACTTGGTGTTCAAAAACTCATTTTGGGGAGGTGATATAAATGTTACAGGAGGAAATAAGACAGTTATTGATAATGTGGAAATGTCTCGTATTGGAGGTTATCCTAACTGTGGGCGTATAAGCTTAGTTGGATCTAATAGTGCAATATTGCGTAATATAATTTTTCAACGCCCTGACTCATGGGCTATAGATAACACAAATGTTTTCCCGTTACCTTCATGTCCAGTTATTGAAAATATTCATGTGTTAAGTACAGCAACAGAGACAGCCACACTTCTTAGGAATGCAGAAGACACCGAATCAGCGAAAAACAGGTACAGAAGAGCAATAGCTTCGTATATTTCAAATGGCACAACATGGACCATCATTAATTAATATAAACTGAGACAAACAAAGCTTTGCACTGGATTGCAAGGCTTTGTGCTATCCGATGGTGTTTAAGTTTCCTCACTCCATCTTTTCATCAATCCAGTCCGCCCACCACTGCATCATTTCTCTGCGTTTATCGAGATACTGAGCATGGTTGTAAATTCCACGCACAGATCCGCCGTTGGCATGTGCCAGTTGCACTTCAATAGCGTCAGCAGGCCATTCGTGCTCGTTCATAATCGTGCTGAATTCATGCCTGAATCCGTGACCGCTTTCCAGACCCTCATAGCCGATTTGTTTGATCACAAGTAGAACCGCGTTCTCGCAGATTGGCTTCTTCTTATCGTTGCGCCCGGCAAAAACAAACTCTGATACTGGTTTGGTGATGGAGCTTAGCGTAGTGAGAAGTTCAACCACCTGGTCTGACATCGGGACCACATGAATTTTGCGTCCCTTCATCACACTGGCGTCGATGGTGATAATCCTGTTTTCAAAATCGACGTTCTTCCATAGCATGGAACGAAGCTCTTTCGTTCTTAGGGCTGTGTAGCGTAAAACTTTGGTCGCAATGAGCGATACGATACTTCCTGAAAATGTTGCCAGTGCTTTGTTGAATGCCGGGATCTGGTCTGCAGGAAGAAACGGGAAGTTCTTCTTGCGGTATCCCTTCATGGCGTCTGCAAGGTCAGGTGCCGGGTTATATTTAGCCCTTCCGGTGACAATAGCGTAACGGAAAACCTCGCCGCATCTTCTGCGTGCTTTGTTGGCTCGCTCCATTGCACCGCGATCTTCAAATCTGCGGATTACTTCCAGCAGTTGCATCGGCTCAATCTCCTGAATTTCAAGGCCGCCGATGATAGGTAAAATGTCGTCATCAAACATTTTTGCAAGTTCAGTCGCATACCCTACTGACCATACTTGCTTCTTGTGCTCGTACCATTCCTTGTAAATCGCACTAAAGGAATTGTTGTTAGACGAAGCCTTTTTCGCCTTTACCGGATCGATGCCAACCGAGATGTCTTTCCTCGCAGTCCATGCCTTATCCCTTGCCTCCTGCAAAGTCATTAGCGGATATTTTCCGACGGTCAGGATTTTCTCCTTACCGTCAATCTTGTAGCGAAGCTGCCATACCTTTTTCCCTGACACAGGGACATAAAGGTACAGGCCATTACCATCGAGAAGGCGGTATGGTTTTTCTTTCGGCTTTGCTGCTTCAATCTGCTTAACGGTGAGCATGGGTAAAAATCCGGTGGGTAAAATTATTTTATCCACTTTTTACCCGTCATGGTGTGCGGCTGTCAACGATCTGACGCGAACCATGCCGAACTGTGAATCTACGGAAGGCTTGATATTCAGGGGATTTTGCGGACTGGTACGGATGGGAGCGAACTGATAAATGGTGTCCCCTGCAGGAATCGAACCTGCAATTAGCCCTTAGGAGGGGCTCGTTATATCCATTTAACTAAGAGGACAATGCGGCATGAGTATACCCGCTAATGGACTGCGGGGTAAGTACGCTGCCGCTCGATTGCTTAAACCCTCGCCATTTATGCTGGGTTTTTATCATTTTTCTTAATGTTTTCCGCACGTTCTGCTTTTTGGCGTGCTTCTGCTTTACGCTTGTTGCTCATGTCGTTACGAATCTGTGCATGACTCATTAACGCGAAGATAAAGGTGCCGCCGCAGATGTTCCCCGCTAAAGTAGGTAGTGCGAAGGGCCAGATGAAATCGCTCCAGTGCAGCGTGCCGTTAAACACCAGATAGAGGATTTCAACAGAACCGACAACGATGTGGGTGGTGTCACCCAGTGCAATAAGCCAGGTCATCAATATAATCACCACAATCTTTGCCGCACCCGCAGCAGGAAACATCCAAACCATAGTGGCGATCAGCCAGCCGGAAATGATCGCGTTGGCAAACATCTCGCTGGGGGTGTTCTTCATCACATCCATGCCGATTTTGACAAATGCATCGCGAGTTTCTTCATTGAAGATAGGCATATATTCAAATGCCCATGCAGCAATACCTGTCCCGAGAATATTACCCAGCAGCACGACGCCCCATAATCGCATAAGTAAGCCGACGTTGCTCATTGTCGGTTTTTGCATGACGGGTAGTACCGCAGTCACGGTGTTTTCGGTAAATAATTGCTGGCGGGCCATAATGACGATAATAAAACCAAAGGTATAACCGAGATTCTCCAGTAAGAAGCTGCCTGGCACTCCTTCCAGTTCGACATGAAATATCCCTTTTGCCAGTAGCGAAGCGCCCATCGACAGACCCGCCGCAATGGCTGACCACAGTAGCGCCATTGCGTCGCGTTCCAGCTCTTTTTCACCATCCTGGCGGATATGCTCATGAATTGCCATCGCCCGGGAGGGGAGTCGATCTTCATCTATTTCTATTTTTTTGCCGCGCTCTTTTTCTTCGCTCTCAACTTCAATTTCGTCGCTGTGTTGATCAATTTTGTCGTTGTCCAT